AAAGGTCTTAGTTGACCCCCTGGCATTGAAGCTATAAAGTCTACATTAGGAGGGCGAAGCAGGCTATGACTACAGAAGAAGTTACACAACATGATGATGGTTTAGATTTAATTGCAAGGTTCATATTAAAAGAAGGTATTGATATTGTTAATAGAATTATAAGTATTGATGGTTCTATTACTCAAAAAAGTTACATAAAGTTTGATAGACAACTAGCTTTGTTAGAGACAACTGGAGTAGGTCCTATAGATATTTATATCAATAGTCCAGGTGGAGATGTCTATTCTATGTTTGCTTATATAGATAGAATTCAAAGTTCTGGATGTGATATCAATACTATAGCTACAGGATTAGTAGCTTCTGCTGCTATAGGTATATTAGCCGCAGGTGATAAAAGATTTGCTACACCTCACACATCCTTTATGCATCACAGTAGTAGTTATGGAGCAGGATTTGATAGATTGTCTAGTCATGACAATGAGTTAAAGCATGTTAAAGATTTAGAAGCTAGAATTTGTAAGTTCTTAGCTAAGCAAACTGGTTCATCTTACGCTTTTTGGAAAGGAACTGGAAAGCATATTGATCATTATTTTGATGCTGAAAAAGCCAAAGAAGTAGGACTTATTCATGAAATCAGCTAATGAATTTAGAGAGTTAGAGAGAGAATGGTATAAAAGGCTTAAAGATTCTGGGTTTAGAGACATTGAAAACAAATATAACCAAAGACTTGATCCAGGTCCATTACGCTATTCTAACTTCCATGGTAATTTGTTCGAAAATCGCCTCGAGAATCAATCTTACTTTCGGGTGATAGGATTATATATCCATCACTGTAAAAATGTAAAAGAACGGCATAAGAAGGTCTTAGAAAGGTATATTGAATCAGGCAATATCCCAACAGCAATTGAAGAAGCTAAAGTGGATATGAAACCTAAGACTATGTGGACTTATTTGACACGCAACTTCAATAAAATGTTAGAGTTTGTAAATAAATTAGACAAAGAGGCTCAAGATGACTGAGAAGACTTCTGAAGCTTTAGAGATTACAAAGCTTGAAGATGGTAGAAACCAGATAGTATTTCGTAAAGCAGCGCTTAAAGGTAAAGTGACTTCAGCTGATGTTATGAATGTTATACTTATAGCTGCCCGTATGCAAACAGAGAAACTAGTTGAAAAGCTTACAAGAGGAGCAACTTTAGATGCTTCTGAAGTTAAGATGCTTAAAGAACTTGCAGAGATTGCTAAGATTGATGTACCTATTCAACCTCAACAGTTACAGCAACTACCAAACGAGAATGTAGATAATATAAAAGCTAAACTGTATCAAGCACTTACAGAGAAACTTAGCAATAAGTAACTGAAAAGTATGTAGACTTTTACATTACAAAATGAGGGTATAGAATAACCTCAGGAGTTAAAGACAATGACAGAAACTATATCAGACCTCGTATCCATTCGTGAATTAGAAACCGAAGACCTCAATTTTATTCTAGATTCTTTCATTTCCTGCATTTCAAAATACCATGAATCCATAGTTAAAGGCATGAATAGATTCTACGTGCATAGTTTACTAGAGAAAATGATGTTACGTGCACTAAACGGAATAGATTATAGTGTTTACGTATGCAGCCACAAAGATGATTCTAGAGCCATAATAGCTTACATAATAGCCAATCCTAAAACTAACCACATATTCTTTCAATACACAAAATATAGTTACCGCAAACTAGGTATACAAAAATACATGCTACTTCCGTTGGTTATTGACCCAAGTGAAACTATTACAGTACAATGGCCAACTAAAGAAATGTTAAAATTAGCTAAAATAGATAAAGTTAGTATAGAAAATAGATTCTTACAAGAACTGATGGAGAAAAGTGTATGAAATTAGTAATGCAATTTACTGAGTCCTATTATGGACTTAAACACCTTAGGATTGGACTTGATCATAAAGCTGGATGGTTATTTGTCACAGACATTCCTTTATACTTTACTTTCTATAAATATCGTATATTAAAATTATTCTTAACAAAGAAACAGTTTCACAAGCTATTAAGCAAAAAAGCAGTAGACTTTATTAACAGTTAAAGGAGTTACATATGAAAATCAAAAGATTGTTACTTAATGAGTTATCAATAGCTTTAGGACATAAGCGTCATGTTGATTCTGCTATGCACTCAATTAAGCTCTCTGAATGCGGAACATATTTTATTATAGACAATCGTGTACTTATCCCAATGTTCAATGTTATCGAGGCTTTAGTAGAACCAGAAGCTGACACTGTAGAAGCTAAATCAGCTACAAAGAAGATCAAAGTTGTTAACCCTAGTGGAATGAATTAATGAGTAGCCTTGAAGAGTTATATAAAATAGCACCGTTATACAGAGAACTATTTGATAAGCAACTTGAATTTGCTTTATCCCCTTCTCGGTTTATTGCTGCTGTTTGTAGTAGGCGAGCAGGAAAGACGACTGTCTGTGCTGTTAAAGCTTTTCAGGAGTTATTATCTCATCCAAACAGTATTGGTATTTATTTGGCACTGACTGATAGAAGTGTAGAAGACATATTTATGCCTGCTGTTCTCCCATTAGTCAGTAAGTATAAGATTAAATGTAAGATAAATAGAGATGAAGTTATATTCGACAATGGGAGTAAGCTCTTGCTCGCTGGAGCTAATCACCCACACAAAATTGAAACCTTTCGCGGTGTCAAATTACTATTTTGCATTATTGACGAGGCAGCCTCTTTCTCAGAAAAGATTCTTCACTATTTAATTGATGAAGTTATAGGACCTGCATTGTCTGACTTACAAGGACAGTTGATGTTGATCGGTACTCCAGCGGCTCATTGTTCTGGCATGTTCTATGATGTAACAACTGGTAGTGAATCTATATGGATAACTAAAAGATGGACTGCATTTGATAACCCATATATGGCTGAGAACTTTCAGAAAGATGCTGATTTGTTTTGTCAAAGAAAGAAATGTGACCGTACTCATCCTAAGTTTAGGAGAGAATATCTTGGTGAATGGTGTGCTGATGACGAAGCTTTAATGATTAAGCCATTCGTAGTTGAGGAACCACCGAGTGTATACAACCAAGATAACTGGAGAAGTGTAATTGGAGTGGACTTTGGGTTTAATGATGAGACTGCTTTTAGTGTAATAGCTTGGCAGCGTAACAATCCAAAAAGCTATATACTTGAAACATTTGGTATTACTAAAGCTAGTGTGTCTGAAATAGCTATGCATTTGAAAAGACTGAAGGAAACTTACAAACCTGTAAGTATTGTAGGTGACCCAGCAGGTGCATCTAAGATTATAATGGCTGAGTTTAAGGAAAAGTATAATATCTTTCTTGATTCAGCACAAAAGCAAAACAAAGAACATTATATTGAGATTCTTAATGATGCTTTGGTAAACTGCAAGTTAGTGTTAGATCCTGTCAAAACTAGACAGTTACAAGCAGAAATGCGTAAAGTTACTTGGAATGAAGAGCGTACAAGAGAACAAGAAGGTGTTAAGTGTGACCATCTTGATGCTACATTATATGCATTTAGAGAATCATTAGCTTACACAGAAAAGATAAAGGTTACAGAAATCAAAACTCCTGACCAAATTGCACAAGAAATGATGCGGTTGCAAGAAAGGCGGGATTTGGATAGGATTGAAGAGTCTAAAGGTGATACATTTTATCATGATTTAGAACATTTTTTACAGTAAGGAGATAAATAATGGCAGTTAATGATGATTTTAATATGTATCCGGACTGGGTGTATGCTGAAAAGAAACAGGTACATAAGAGTTTGTTTGCTCAAGTAGCTGATTTTGATAAGAATGTTGGTACTAATATTGCCAACGGTTCTTTAAAAGGTATGAGACAATATACTGGTAAAGGTATTGCTAGCTTACATGCTAATGGATATATGAGTGACCAAGATATAAATGGTCAATTAAACATATCACCTAGCTACACAAAGGTAAACTTTAACCTTACTGCGGCAATTATTGATACATTAACCGCAAAACTTGCATCAATTGAAGCTGTACCGCAAGCTGTAACATTTAAAGGTAATGTAAAAGGCCGTAAGTTAGCAGATAACTTAAACTTTTTGTTAAAAGGTTTGTTTCATAAGTACCAAATCAGCCATTTAATTAATTTAGCATTCAGAGATGCTATGATTAATAGGGCTGGATATCTTAAAATCTTCAAAGAAGACGGTGACTTAAAGATTGATAGAGTTTTAGTTGATGAAGTTATTATTGACCCAGCTGATGGCTATTATAACAACCCATATAAAATGATACACCGTAAAGCTGTGCCTGTATCTGTAATGATTGAGAAATATCCTAAATATGCTCAACAGATTAAAGACTGCCAAGTTGTAGAAGTTAGACAATTTCAAACTAAGAACTATACTCCAGCAATCAATGTGTTAGAATCTTGGTGTAAAAACAGTTACAAAGAAAAAGGCAGACACGTAATTGCTATTGAAACTGTTGATTTAGTAGATGAAGAGTGGGATAAGGATTATTTTCCTATTGTTAAATGTGATTATAATGAACCAGCTGTAGGTTGGCTAGGTCAATCTGTAGTAGAAGAACTAGATCCTATTCAAAAAGAGATTGATAGAATTCTATTTACTATGCAAGCTATTATGAAGATTATATCTGTACCTAGAATCTTTTATGATAATAATGCAGGTGTAAATTTAAACCATATTACTAACAAAATTGGTGTTTGTATTGGATTCGATGGTAAAAATGGTGTAGCTCCAATCATCCATAACGGTGCTGGTATGCCACCTGAATTGCCTGCTTCATTAGAAACTCTTATCAATCAAGGTTATGCCCGTGTTGGTTTAACTCCTATGGATACTCAAGGGTTACAAAAGACTGGAACTGGTAATCAATCAGGTGAAGCTCTTAAAACTATGACTGACATTAAGAGTGAAAGATGGAGTTTACTACAAAGAAATTATGAACATACTCACGTTGAAGTAGCTAAAATTATACTCAAAGAATTACAAGGCACAAGTATCAAAGTTTCTGCATTAGATAGAGCTATTGGCATGAAAGAAATGAGCACTAAAGTAATACCAAAAACTGATGATTCTTACATACTTAGAGTATTTCCAGTGTCAGCTTTACCTAATAGTATTCCTGACTTGATTGATAGTGTAGAAAGAATGATGAATCTTGGTGTAGTTCAACCTTCTCAAGTACCAGAACTATTTAAAATGCCAGATGTAGATGCTTATGTAGCTATGCAAGCTGTACCTAGAAAACTTATTGAAACTCGTATTGAAGAAATGCTTGATACAGGTAAATACTATTACCCAGAACCATATGATGACCTTAACTATGCATTATCTTGTGCGTTACAGCACTATAGCTGGGGTAGATTGAACGGTGAAACTGACAAGAGATTATTATTACTTCGCAGATTCATTAATGATGTTAAAGCTTTACAAGCTCAAGCAACACCAACGATGCCTATGCCAGCTAATCCAAATGCTGTACCACAACCTGCAAACAATCCAAATCCTATTACTAACCCAAATCAAGGAGGTAAATAATGAGCGCATTATTGCAAGATAACAATCAGGCTGTTAACCCAGAGGTTAAAAAAGAAGAAGTAAAAGTGAACTCAGAAGTTAAAACTGAGGACAAAAAGCCAAATGTTGAAGACACTAAACCTAATCCATTAGCTGAACAATTTCAAAGAATTGCTAAACAAGAAAAGTTTGTAGCAGCTGAGCGTCAAAAAATTGAAGAAGCTAAAAAAGTTTTAGAAACTGAAAAGCAATTTGCTGAATCATATAAATCACTTAAAGGTAAAAATCCTTTTGAGATTTTAGAGCATTTTGGTATTACTTATGAGCAACTACTAGAAGCTGATAAAGCTAGAAACAATCCAATAGACCCAGTTGCTAAAAAAGCTCTTGAAAAGATTCAGGAACTTGAACAAAAGATGACTGAAAAAGAGAAAGAAGCTGAGAAAGCTCGTATTGCTAAAGTAGAAATGCAACTTAAAGCTGATATTGAAAATGAAATTAAAGTTGGTGAATATGATATTATTGAAGTTCTCGATGCTAAAGATGCTGTAAAAGAATACATGGAAGAAATGTATGAAACTACTGGTGAAATTCCTACAATCAAAGAAGCTTGTGAAGCTGTAACAAACTATTTAGTTGATAAAGTGTCAAAAGCTCAACAATCTAAATGGCTTAAACCTAAAGAAGAACCTAAAGTAGAAGTAAAATCTGAAACACCTAAACCTGAAGTAATTAGTAACAAAATGACACAAACTTCTACAATAGCAAATCGCCCTATGACAGAAGCCGAAAGATTAGCAGCTGCCGTAGCAGTTATGAACGGTACATTTTTGAAATAATATAGATTTACAGAGTAGTAACTTAAACCAATGTAGACTTTAAGGTAGCAAAATGAGGTAGGGAATAAACCTCAAAGTTATCGTATTGTAATCCAACAATAGATATTATACGTAAGCTAGGATAATAACTTATTTTTTCTATTAACTATACGTGATTAGAGTGAGTAAGCCCGAGGGCAAAGACACTTTACACATTAAGGAATTGATACAATGGCTCAATTAGACCAAACATCATTTGCCGCTGGTTTAAAAACTTTATACCCAGCAGAAGCAATCAAGAATCTTGTTTACAAACGTAACCCTTTCTTCGCTTTAGTACCTAAAGATGAAACTTTCTATGGTGCATCTAGTACTGAACCTATCACTTTCGGAACTCCTCAAAACCGTTCTGCAAGTTTCTCTGCTGCTAACAGCGTAAATACTACATCTTTAATTAAAGCTTTCCTTTTAACTCGCGTTCAAAACTACTCTATGGCAGCAATTGCTAATGAGACTATGTTAGCTTCTGAATCCGATAAAGGTGCTTTCTTAAAAGCTGCTAAATTTGAAATTGATAATGCTCTTTTAGCTCTTACTCGTGCTATCTGTACTCAATTATACCGTTCTGGTACTGGTACTGTAGCTCAAATTGCTTCTAATGCAACTCTTAACTCTACTTCTGTCTATGTTGCTTTAAGCAATCCTGAAGACATTGTTAACCTTGAAGTTGGTATGTCTATAGCTGTTTCAGGTACTGACGGTGGTGCAGTTAAATCTGGTACTGCTTATATAGTTTCTATCGACCGTCAAGCTGGTTCATTCCTTTGCTCTGCTACTGCTGGCGGATCTGTTGCTGCTCTTAACTCTTTAATTACTTCTCCTGCTACTGGTGACTATATCTATGCTGCTGCTGGTGACCGTAACGCTGTTATCTCTGGTCTTAAAGCATGGCTTCCTGGTACTTCTGTTACTTCTTCTACTTTCTTTGGTGTTGACCGTTCTGCTGATAAAACTCGTTTAGCTGGTGTTAACTACGATGGTTCTGCACAATCTATCGAAGAAGCTTTAATTGATGGTGCTGGTTTAATTGCTCGTGAAGGTGGAAACCCTGACCACGTATTTGTATCTTATAAAGATTTTCGTAACTTAGTAAAAGCTGTTGGTTCTAAACAACAATTTATACAATATGTTGATGCTAAGGTTGAAGAACCTGGTGTTTCTATTGGATTTAGCTCTTTAATGCTTTCTGGTCCTAACGGTCCTATGAAAGTTATTCCAGACCAAAACTGCCCTGCAGGATATGCATTCTTATTGCAAATGGATACTTGGAAACTTAAGAGTCTTGGTGAAGCTGTTCGTTTATTCGATGGTGATGGACTTACTATGATTCGTGACCCTAACGGTGACAACCTTTTAATCCGTTGCTTCAGCTATGCTCAGCTAAGCTGCCGCGCTCCTGGTTGGAATGGTGTAGTAACTCTACCATAATAGGTAGTTAATGAGCCTGCCTCTAGTGGGCGGGCTTTTTTATTTGTCAATTTGACAGCCACGGGTGAGTTATGATATTTGTAGTAATAAACGCAATCAAAGTATTAATTGCTAAGATTGTTGGGTTTTTTAAATCTAAAGAAAATCAAGTTATTGATGCTGTAGATGCTAAAGTTATAGAACTTAAAGCAGAAGCAGATAAACTAGCTAAAGAAATAAAGGATAAAGTGTAATGGGACAACATAGAAGTGTACAATTTTCAGGAAGTTATGAAAAAGGCGTAATTCATGTTTATGCTAACATAGCTATTGGTGCTAGTGGAGCTCCAACTATAGTTAAATCTAAAAACCAAGGTATTAAAAGCGTAGTTAGAAATAGCGCTGGTGATTATACTATTACATTTGGTAATAGTGTTACTGGTGAAGTTGATAAATATCAAAGATTATTATTTGTAGAAGGTATTGTTCTTAATGCAACTGCTTCTGCAATCGTTCAAGTTATACCTTTAGCGGATAACTCTGCTTCTGGTACTATTGAAGTAGTTTGTTCTTCTGCTACTGCAACTGCAGCTGATCCAGAAGATGGTTCAACTCTTTTATTGCATTTCGTTCTTAAAAACAGTACTGTAGTTTAAGGTATAATCCATGAAAATAGACGGTAAAGAAATTGCTAGAATGATGGCCTCTAGACAAGCTAAAAATAAAGAGCTTGAAAAAGAAGGCCATGTATCTAATGTTGAACAAGAAGCAATGGGTGATCATATTAAAGCTATGGCTTCTTTTATTGAACACATCCATCACAAAAATCCTGAAGCAGCTCATGAACATATGGAAGCATATTTAAGAGCTAGGGCTAAAAAAGACGTAAAAGAATCAGTCTAATACTGAGGAAAATTTAAATGCAGGTCACAGTCCAAACAATTACGGATTCTGCTATTGATTTAGCAGATATGCGTAACTCACAATTTATTGACCAATCGGGAACTGCAGGTACAGAACTCTTAAGATATGCAAATTTAGCTTATAAAGATTTATATGCTCAGATTGTACTATCTAAAGAGTTTTATTTTACTACATCTACTACTATTTCTATTGTTGGCGGTACAGATACATACGCATTGCCTAGTGATTTTTATAAGTTAGATGGGGTCGATCTATCTTTAGACAACTCGGGCCGTTATCTGACGTTGAGACCCCTCCAATTTGCTGAAAGAAACAAGTTTCGTAGTGGTTTAGCACTTACTACAGCTCCTTTTGGACAAGTATTCAAGTATGTATTAGTAGGTTCTAACATTAGATTCATACCTATTCCTTCCCAAACTAATACAGTTCAATTATGGTACACTCCTGAACCTGCTTTAATTACATCCCTTTCTACTACTCTTTCTATACCAATTGGTGGTGACGAGTATATGTCATTATATATGGCGTGTGCTATGTTGGCTAAGGAAGAATCTGACAATACACAATTAAATGCTAAACGTTTGGAAGTGTTAGATCAACTTAGGAATAGCCTTAAAGATAGAGACCAAGGTGGACCACATTATGTTGTTGATGAGTCTACTCTTAATAGCGGTGCCTTATATCCATTTAGAGGGTTTGATTAATGATACAGTATGTTACTGTAAATTCATCTGATAGAGATACACAAGAACTTGAAAACTCTGTACTTAGAGTGTTTGAGTCTTTGTATCCTAATCCTCTTTTAAATAATCCGACTATAGTTACAGGGCAATCATTTACCAGTGGTACAGATTTAATAGTTTCTCATAAACTAGGTAGAGCTGTAAAAGGCTATATAGTTATTAATAAGAATGCGGCAGCGGATATTTATCAATCTTCAACTGTGAATATTGCACCTACTGCACAAATTATATTAAAATCTAATGCGAATGTCGTTGCTGACATTCTATTCTTTTAAGTCTTCTTGAAAGAGAGTTAAGGAAATAAAATGACAACTACAACGAGTAATATGAATCTGGTTCTTCCAGATGTAAGCATAACCACAGGACCCCAATGGGCTACATTACTTAATGCAGCATACACTTTAATAGATTCTCATGATCATAGCACCGGAAAAGGTGTAGCAATTACACCAGCTGGATTAAATATATCTAGTGACCTTACATTTGCTCAAAATAATGCTACAAACTTAAGATCCGCAAGATTTTATAATAATTCTACGTTTAGTGCGGGAGTTAATGATAAATCTTGTTTATACGTGCTTAATGACGACATCCATTATATTGATGGTTCTGGAAATGATATACAAATCACTTCTGGTGGTGCATTAAACGTATCTCTTACTCTTTCTTCCCTAACTCTTAAAGACAGTACATTTACATTACAATATTTTGGCGATACAACCAAACAAATGAAATTTAGCGCTGCATCTATTACTTCTGGGCAAACAAGAACTTATACAATGCCAGATGTAAATGATACATTAGTTTCATTAACTGCTTCTCAAACATTAACTAATAAAGTGTTAACTGGTAATACAGCAGCTAATCTTATTAGTAGCGCCGGTACCTTAACTTTAAATACTTCCGGAACAATTACAGTTCCTAATGCTACTGATACACTAATTGGTAAAGCTACTTCAGATACACTTACTAATAAAGTATTAACTGGTAACACAGCCGCTAATCTTAAACCAGATGGTGTAAATACTTTATCATTACCGGCTATTACAGATACTGTTGTTACAAGAACTAATACAGAAAGTTTAACAAATAAAACAATAGGCTCAGGTAACGTATTATCAGGAGCTACTGCTACAAATTTAGTTAGTGGTTCTGGTACTTTAACTTTAAATACAACAGGTACTATAACTGTACCAAATGGGACAGACACTCTAGTAGGTAAAGCTACTACAGATACATTAACAAATAAAACTCTTACTTCTCCAGTTGTTACCGGATTACAGGTATCTGATTATGAAGAATTAACTAATACAACCGCACCTTCGACTCCAGCATCGGGTAAATCAAGAGTTTATGTAAATAGTTCTGATGGACAATTACATTTAATTACTAGTTCTGGAGTAGATACAGCCATAGGTTCTGCAGGTTCTTCAGGTAAAAATTACTTACAAACTTATAATACTTTTGATGTAGATCCATCATCTGGTATGGTAACTACTCTAACAAGTACAGGTAACCGTACATCAAATACAACAGTTTGGGGTGCGAATACTACTGCATTATTAAGCCAAGATACTACTTCAAAATTACGTGGAACGAACTCAGCTAAATTAGTAAATGGTTCTTCATCAAGTAACTTTATTGAATCTCCAATGTTTACTTTAGATGGTATAGATGTAAATACAAATCAATTATTTATATCATTTGATATGTATGAATCTGATGCATCAGCAGCAGCTGGAGATTGGACTGTTGTTGTAATTAGATACAATAGTTCAGGTACTTATCAAGAAACAATTACACCTTCAATTACAAATATACCTACAAGTTATTATTCATTTAAATGTGCGTTTAGCCATAGTACAACATCAACAGATCAATATTCAATTAGATGGAAATCTAATACAGCTTCTTCTAGAACTTTATACATTGATAATCTAGTTGTAGGACCTCAATCGGTTTTAGACGCGAATGCTACGGGACCTTGGGTTTCCTTTACACCCACATATTCAGCAGGTTTTGGTACGGTAACTAACGCTTCTGGTTTCTATAGAAGAGTTGGCGATAGTATGGAAATTCAATGTTCCGGTACTACAGGAACGGTTGCAGCATCTTTGGCAACAATAACAATACCTTTATCTCTAAATATTGATAGTTCAAAGTTATCATTATCCAATACATCAGGAAATGATGGCCCTATTGTAGGGTTTGGTGTGGATGCTAATGCTTCCGCAAGTAGACGATTTAATATCGTAACCGCAACAGGAACCTCAACAACCCTAGTTTATATTGCGGCCTTAGATGTATCTTCGGCATCACACTTAACTCCGGCGAACGGATCTTCTGTATTTGCAAATACAATAAACTTCGGCATGAGATTTACAGTCCCCATAAGCACATGGACAAGTACAGTAACTTTAGCTCAATCCCCTCAAATTGAATATGCTTATAATACATCTGGTTTAACTACGGCTGGTGCAAGTGATACAACTTCATTTGGTTATGGAGCTGGTGGTGCTGCTATAGGTTCTATTAATAGTACTACTGTTTCTGGTAACTCTAAAACTGCTATGCGTGTTAGATTTCAAAATCCGGTACAATCTACAGATAGAGTAATTCTTGAAGTTCAAGCCTCTGGATCGGGCCCGTGGATTCCTGCATCTATGGCAGATACTATTGGTGTTGCGGATCAAGGTGCAGGATCTTACGGAGTTAGAGTTCAGCAAGTTTCTTCTAGCTCTACAGATTTTGACGTTTATTTTGGTAATGGAGGTAGAACTTCCAGTAATGCTACTTACGCAAATGCAGGTGCAACATGGTCAGGTATATCTACTTGGAGATGGCGTGTGGCTAAATATTCAGCTATTGGCGGTACAGAATTAGCTCCTGCAACGGCAACCTCATATGGTTCAGTAAGTGGTGGTACAGTACCAGGAAGTACCTCAGGTTCTGCGATAGCAACAGGATATCTTGGAGAAGAAATCTCTTCTGCAATAACCTCATTAACTAATATAACAACAACAGCAACTTATCAAGATATGACAAGTATCACGTTAACTGCAGGTGTTTGGGATATCACTTTATCTGCGTTTTTTAACTTAAACGGAGCTACTCAAACTACAGCTGCTGCAGGTATTGGTATTGCATCTGGAAACTCTTCTTCAGGACTTGTTAATGGTTCAACTTTTTTAGAAACAACTCCACCAACTTCAGCTATAAATACTAGTGTTTCAATTATTCCTTTAAGAGTTACGATCAGCGGAAGCACCACTTATTACGCAAAAGTTTTAGCCAATTTTAGTTTAGGTAATCCAAGGTTTGCCTGTAAAATTAGGGCAGTGAGGGTAGGTTAATGTATACAATTATAAATATAATATCACAAGAAGAAATGTCCTTACATTCACTCTTAGAAGATGCACAAATCCAACTTCAACGGTTTGTAGATTCTGGAATACCTAGAGAAAATATGGAGATTATACAAAAATGAGTTTAGATAATCAACCACAACCAATTCCTTATATAAAAATATGTCAAATCCTTAATCAAGGTAATCCAGATGCCAATGGAAAACCTCAATCAATTTACTATCAAGAAGATGCAAATGGTAATTTATTAATTGGTAATATTCAGGGTTACCCATTAGTTCTTGAAGTAGAAGTTATTGATTGGGTTAGTGAAAATGATTTTACTAATCGTGGTAAAATCAATGCATTTCATCCTGAAATTGTAACTATTAACTCACCTGTCGCAAATATACGACAAGAAGTTTATAATCAATTAATTAGTAAATATCCTAACTTAGTGATATAATGGAGCTTTATGGTCCTCCAAAAACAAGTGATACCTTTGCCTTTTGGGGGTTTACAAACTAAAGTAGACCCTAAAATAGCGCCATTTGGTACATATGAACAAATAGATAATTTTATAATGGACAGATATCCTGAACTTAAAAAACGTAATGGTTTAAGTTTAATAGGACAATCCACAGTTCCATCAAATATTAACGCAAATTATAATTATCTTAATGAAATGGGAGTTATTACCAATAATTCTCTTTATTCCTATTCTTCTTCTTTGGATCAATTCCAATTAAAAGGCCTTACAGCTTCTCCTATTGTTACAGCTAAACCAATTATATCAAATACATATACTCAAACTGTTTGTGATAGTGCTGTAACTACATCTAGTATTATTGGTGCGGTATGGGAAGATTCCAGAGGCGGTGTTAGATATTCAATTAAAGACGTTACTTCAGATACATTTCTTTCTACAGATCAAGTACTTTCAGCTACAGGAACTAAACCTAAAGCTATCGCTATTGGTACAAGTATATTTTTTCTTTGGTGTGAATCAGGATCAACTGCTTTAAAAATTGCTAAATATAGCACAATAACTAACTCAATAAGCTCAAGCCAAACAGTAACATCTATAATGGCAGCTTGTTATACTTATGATATTATTCAAGCTTCTAACAATATTCTTATCGCTGTTGTTGAAACTGGAGCAAGTCCTAATGCAGTTACAGGTTATTATTGGAATGCCAATAAAAATGTGGTTGGTGGTACTTCTGATGGATTACCTGTACCTCAATCTTTAAGCTTAACAAATACAGGAACTTTACCTCCAGCATTATCTTTGGCTATTGCGGCTGACGGTACATATATCATTGTTTCTTGGATAAATGATTCTAAACAAGTATATACAAAAGCTATACGTACAGACTTATCCTCATTTGGTTCTGAAACTCAAGTATCTACTGCTAAAGCAGATGATGGTTGGGCTATTGCATCTTGTGTAGACACTTCAAACAACACTTACATTTTCTATTCTACATATAATACTGCACATACAAGTTACCAAGCCAAAGTAACCGCTAACACTACTTCCCCATCTGTATCATATAACAGTTTGTTTTACGTACAATTTAGTGTGGCTTCTAGAGCTTTTTGGTATTCCGGTAATGCGTATGTTGTATTAGGTTATGATAGCAGTCTTCAAGCGACTTATTTTGGTGTACGTGATGATGGTGCTTGTTTTGCTAGAATGTTTGCTACTTTAGCTGGTGGTTCTATTGCTAAAGCTAATTGTGTAACATCTATTAACATACGTCCTGACAAAACTAATTATTATCTTGGTGCATTTTTAAAAACTACAAAAGTTGTTTCTTCTGCCAATAGTTTTTATACTACTACATCTGTATTTACAGAACAAATATTCTTCACACCTGCAAGTATAGATAACAAAGTACTCGGAAAATATCTAAATATAGCAGGGGGTTATTTAAAACAATATGATGGATCTCCGACTATATTTGAACAAGGTTTTCATCTTTACCCTGAACAACCCTCAGCTATCCAATCTACTTCTACGGGTTCTATTGCTAATGGTACGTATAGTTATATTGCTTGTTGGGAATGGACAGATAATCAAGGACAAATTCATAGGTCTAACACATCTGTTCCAGTTACAATTACTACTACAGGTGCCAATAACACAGTCACACTTACTGTAAAAACTTTACCAATTACGAATAAAGAAACAAGATTTGGAGATACAAGAACTCCTGTAGTTTTAGCTATTTATCGTACTCAATCTTTAGGTACTACATATTACCGTGTCAACCAATTAGTTTCAGAATATGTATATAATGACCCAACAGCTACTACAATTACATATGTAGATGGCAAAACAGATGCTCAAATAAATTCTAATAGTTTATTATATACTACCGGCGGGGTATTTTCTAATATCGGTCTTCCTTCCACTAACCTTATGACAGTTGCTAAAAATCGTGTAGTTGTAGCAGGTACAGATACTGAACCTAACCGTGTGTACTTTTCTAAAGAAAAAGAAGAAGGGGTAGCTATTGAATTTTCTAATGAACTTTCTATTATAGTGGATGGATTGGGTGGAGATATTACTGCTTTAGCTGCTATGGATGATAAAATCCTTATATTTAAGAAATCATTGATATTTTATGTAGCTGGACAAGGTCCTGACAAATTAGGTAATGGTTCATTTACAATTCCTTTATTAATTTCAGCAGATTGTGGTTGTACAAACCCTCAATCTATTGTATTGACCGGTAAAGGTATAATGTTCTTATCACAAAAAGGTATTTACTTAGTTGATAGACAGTTAGGTGTAAACTATATAGGCCAGGCATTAGATGCGATTACTACAAAACAATCAAACTTTCAAATAACAAGTGCTGTAAATTTACCCGACCAAAACCAAGTATTCTTTACAACTAATGGTTCTCAAACCCTTGTTTATGATACCTTTTTTGAACAATGGTATACCCACACCTTGCCTTTTAACCCAATTTCTAGTACAGTATTAAATAATACATGGTATGCATCAAGCACCAGTTCAGTATATCAATCTGTATCTGGTTTGGCGTATGATGGTACTGGGTCGACTATTAGTTCTTCAATTAGGACCAACTGGATTAGTTTGGGCCAAGTAGAAGGTTTTCAAAGGATTTACGCTATTTTGATACTTGGAAGTAATGCAAATTTATCTCATACATTGAAAGTAAACTTGTATTATGATTTTGAGGATTTTCCTAGACAAACCTTAACGATTACGCCTACTTCCTTAAATGGTGCTACATTTGGTGCAGACTCTCCTTATGGCTCAGGCACTCCTTTTGGTAGTTATTTTGATGGAACTTATCAATTTGTAGTAAGACCCAAAGAGCAAAAATGCTCCTCTATTAAAATAGAGATATTAGACCAGTTTCCGACAGGTACTGGCTCTACTTCATTTAACTTTTCTGGGTTATCTATTGTGGCAGGTATTAAATCAGGCTGGAATAGAAATCTTCCATACAATCGGAGGCTTACATAATGGTTAGTTTATACGGACAATATATTAAAGAAAGATTAGGTAGAGGAATACTTGAAACTGAAGATGGATTTGCTACTTTTGACTATATAACTGATGATACTGTTTATATTGTTGATTTATATGTTGTTCCAGAAAAAAGACGTAGTCATGTTGCTGCAAATTTAGCAGATAAAATTGTAGAGCAAGCAATTAAGGATGGTAAGAAATTTTTATTAGGTTCTGTAGATCTTGGCGCTAAGGGTGCTGAAGATTCTATAAAAGTATTACAAGCTTATGGGATGACTTTATATAAAGAAGCACAACCTATGCTGTTTTTCTTAAAACAAATAGCACCAGTTGTCGAAGGAGAATAAATGGGTGGAGCAGTAAGTTCAGTAACAAACGCCGTATCAAGTGCGGCATCAAATCCATTTGGGTCTGCTGTAGGTGGAATATTAGGTGGAGCTACAGGGCTTGGATTACCTGGGTCTATAGTAGGAGGTGTTATAGGTGGGAATATAGGGGTTGGTCCCACAGACCTTCTAGGAGGAATGACAGGGTTAGGTACTGGATTAGGTGCAGGTGCTATTAATGATCTTGTAACTAAATTAGTACCTGAAGTTAAGGCAGTAGACCAAGCTAAATTACAAGAATTATTGGCTCAGCAAAATCAGCAAGCAAATCAACAATTTGCTCAGTCTCAATATTATGGAAATATTGCTAATCAACAGTTAGGTCAAGCTCAAAATGCTTTAGGGCAGTCTCAGCAAGCTATTGGTACAGCATCGGGAACAAATCTCGGTGGTGATATGGCTCAATCATTGGCTATGCTACAAGGTCAAGCTGCCGGTACTGCACCTTCTGCTGCTCAAGCTCAATTACAAGCGGGTAATGATCAAGCTATTGCAATGCAACAAGCTATGGCTAATAGTGGTAATCTTTCCCAAATGATTGGCGGTCAAAAAGAAGCTATGATGAATGCTGCTCAATTGGCTCAATCAAACGCTAATCAAGCCGCTCAATTACGTGCTCAACAACAATTAGCAGGTCAGCAATTATATTCTCAAGCTGCCCAACAACAAGCTGCACAACAAGCTAATCTTGCTGGGTTACAACAACAACAAGCTGCTCAACAAGCTAATCTTTATGGCACTCAATTAGGTGCAGCTGAACAATTCCAGGGATTAGGACAACAATCACAACAAAATGCTGCAGCAGGACAATTAGGATCTGCTCAATTAGCTCAACAACCATCCTCCCAAACATCTCAATATAGAGCTCAAGCTCTTGGAGGATTGATGAATGCAGGTGGTGGTTTAGCTGCTGCAGTTGCCTCAGATCTAAATCTAAAAGAAAATATCAAAGATGTTAAACCCTCTAAATTCTTTGAAGCTTTAAATGCTAAATCATATAAATATAAAGATGAAAATGGAGTTCATGGTAAAACTCCAGGTGAACATATTGGAATTATTGCACAAGATGTTGAGAAAGCTCCAGGTGGAAAATCTATGGTGATTGAGTTACCTGAAGGCAAAGGGATCGATTTAGCCTCTGCTGTAGGTACTCTTATGGCAGGTGCTTCTGAAACAGCTGATAGACTTAATGAAATTGAAGCTTATTTTAAAGCAAAGAAAAAGGGGAAATAACTAATGGGTCCCGTAATTTCCGCAGTAGCTGGAAAAGCTGCTGAAGCTATACCTGCTGTAGCAAAGGCTGCTGGTAATGTAGCTGCTCAAGTTCCAAATGCTGCAACCTACCAACAACAAGATACTTCACAAGCTGAAGGCACTTCTTCGGCTGCGGGTAAATTAGGTGAAGCACAAGTCCAAGCCCTGCCAATCCAAGCTGAACAAGCTAAGGGTGGAATACAACAAGTAGCTGAAACAGAACAAAAGGTTGTTGCTCCTGTTGCTAAACAGGCTACTGAAGCTACTCAAGAAGCTATAAAGGTTTCAGGTGAAGCACAGCAAACAGCTTTAGATGCTTATCGAAATGCAGTACAGCAAACTAATATAGCTACTCAAGAAGCCGGAGATGCAATACAAGCTGCTGCATCAAAAGCTAAAATAGATCCAGAGAGATATCAAAAAAATCTGGGAGTTGGCGGTAAAACCTTATCTGCTATCGGTATGATATTATCCGGAATAGGTTCAGGTTTAACTGGACAACCTAATATGGCTATGGATGTGTTTCAAAAAAATATACAAAGAGATATAGAATCCCAACAAGTAAACTATCAGAATCTTATGGAAGTAGCTGCTCAGAAAAAGGGATTGTTACAATCTGCTCAAGATAGGCAAATTATTGCAGCTAATGCCTTATTTGCAGCTCAACATAGTGTATTATCGGGAGCTAAATCTGCTGTAGAAGCTGCTGCATCTCAAGCTAAAGCTCAATCAGCTACTTCAGCAGCTCAACCTCTTATGTTTATGTTAAATCAAGCCTTATTAAAATCTACAGATGAACATGCTCAAATGTACAAAACTATTAATAATTCAGGCAATTTAAACTGGCAAAATATACTAGGTGTTGCTGCCACAACTGTTTCAGATAAAATGTTAGGAACTGATTTATCTCTTTCTAAAAAGAATGTTCAACAAAGAGCAAGAAATGCAACTCCGACTGCATCTGCTGCACCTACTGAGCAGCCTATTAATCTGAATAAAGATTTTTATGAGCAATTCTCTAAAGTTAAAGAACAATCTTTAAAACAAGGTGAATAATGGAATTTGCAAAACCAGATTTAGAAAATGAATATGTAGCTTCAAAGACTCTTAAAGGTATTATGTGGCCTAAATCCTATATAGTCTTACGTGAGAATTTTTGCAAAATACATTCATTAGAAGCGATTCCAGAAATTAATTCTATCATTATTATGCTTCAGAAATCTTTACTTACACCTTCTGGGTTATTAAAAGACAATAAATTAGAAGATTTTTATAAAGGTAAATCTGAAGATTTGTATAAGTTATTGCAATATCTATTCCAAATTAGTGTAGATTATGAAAATACTTATAGTTTAGCTGTAAAAGGCAAATTACAAGCTGAAATGGCTAGGATAGAGTTAGTAGCTAATACAATGAGTAATACAGCAGAATATGCTGAAACTATTGATAAAGTTAATTCGGAACAAATGTTTCTCAAACAATTAGATGCTATACACTACACTCTGATTCTTAATCAAAACGCATTAGCAGAGATTTTAGATATTTATGGTACAGGACTTAGCATACCTAAAAAAGGTAAATATTCAGGATATTCTGAAGAATATCAATTCTACCTTGACGATTTGTATCGTAATTTTATAGAAGAAGAATTAAATCCTGAGATCACTAGAATTGTCTATCAAGCTATAGATGCTATAACTCAAATGATACCAAGAGATAATTTAGATCCTTTCAAACTAGATCAATGTAAGAATCTTATTGATGTATTACAAGAACCAGACTCCTTTTATATTAAATGTAAGAATGAAGAGATTCAGAGTTCTAATGTAGGTAGTATGTTTACTATGATATACCCAGGATATACTGATATGTATCTAGATATGTATATGGAAGAATATGAGCATATGGATTTACAAGCTCAAATTAACTTTAGGAAGTGTTTTAACTTAATTGAGAATGTTGGAGAATTGGTTTCCTCAGTCTCTTCAATGATTAATCTTGGATTTGTGCCAATTCAACCCGCACAACCAGTTAAGAAAGGTAAATAGAAATGACTTTTGAACGTTCACTAACTCATAATTTTGGTTCTGTAGTTATAGAAAGCTCTGGAAAAGGTAGTAACTATGCTATGGATATTAGAAGAGCTAATAACAATGTATCTTTTCAAGTAAATGCTACTTATGTAGGTACAGCAGCTGTATTAGCAAGTTCTACCGATATTAATGATACTACAGATACATTTACAAAAACAGCGCATGGTTATTTTACAGGTACTAAAGGTCAATTCACTACTTCTAGTGCATTACCTACAGGATTATCTACTTCTACTAACTATTATGTTATTGTCGTAGATGCTAATAATTTTAAAGTAGCTTCTTCCTTAGCTAATGCTTTAGCTGGTACTGCAATTGATATTACTGATGTAGGTACAGGAAATCAAACATTTACCCCCACAGCCCTTTCTGGTGTATCTTATAAACTTCAATTTTCAAATGATTATGATGTTTGGGTTGATATTAATGGTGCTCAACAAACTTCAGGTAACTGGTTTGATGCTGTATCTGGTGAATCGGCCAGTGCAGTAACTCAAAACATTACAGCTACAGGAACTAACGCAGTATCTACTTGGAATTCTGCTTACGCTTATGCAAGAATCTATTTCTCTGTATCTGCAGGTTCAATTAAGGCTAATGTTTGGGGCCATTGTTAATGAATAAGCATTTAGAACAGATTCTTTGGAGGCTTGCCGGCCTCTTTAGAACTCGTGTCATAGTTTGTATGGTAGGATTAGCAGTGATGAATAATCAGCCTGCTATTGGCCAGTGGGTAGTTGCTATCTGTGGTTTAGCATTAGGTGTGTCAGCTATAGATGCTTGGAAAGGTGGGGGAAATGGATCTAATTCAGGAGGCTCTCCTCAATGAATTAGTCGCTAAAACAGCGCGCATTGAGGCTAATGTAGAGCATCAAAAAGAAGTATTGAAACGTATAGAAAATTCCTTAGTAGCGATGGAGCCTATAAAACAGGAAGTTCATAGGCATAGCTTAATTATAAAAGGATTTTCTTGGTTTATAGGTATAATTGTGTCACTTTTCAGTGCTAAGTATATTGGTAAATTCTGATACTTTTATTCATCTACATCGATTCTTTCTTTTGAAGCTTCAGTAGAAAAAGATACAGGATATCTTTTCTTAAGCTTAGCTGTATTAGCTGCCATACAACATCTAAGATCAAATCCTTGATGATGGGCTAACCAAGTGAGATAAAATAATATATCACCTATTTCATTGATTACTTTACTAAGATCGGGATCATGTCCTTGAAATAATTGCTTTTTATAACAATCAATTAACTCGCCAGTTTCGCCGGCTATACCCATAAGGATATTTTGTAATTGTTTATCTTCAGGTAAATCAGTTCTAGCTGTCCTAAGTACACTATTTAAAAATTCTTCTGTAGAATCTCTTGGAGGTAAATTACTCATTTAGATTTATCCTTATGTTTAAAATATTCTATTTGTTTAAGACGTTTCTCAGCTTCTTCTCTAGTATCATATGTACCCAAAGTTTTAGAACCGTCCTCAGATTTTATTACATATTTACCATTTTGTTTAATTATCATGATTCTCTCCTCCTCCTATTTCATCAATATAAAGAGCTATTTGATAGTTTAAATCATCTAATTGCCCTTGGTAGTTTAAAAAATTAGCTTCTAAAAATAAATCTTTAAGTGTATAATCACCGTTTCTTTCAGACAAATTCGAAGCTGCCTCAAGCAATAAATCTAATTGTTTGTTTTCAATAGATTTAAGATTTTCTATTTCTTCAGAATATTTTTCATACATTCTATTTAAAAAGTCATGTGCGTCTGTCATGGTGAGCTCCTAAGTGCTGTCTATTCCAGCAGTCATCCGGCGCCTCGCTGAAGGGCCCAGCCACGGCATCCACCGCAGTCATGTTCAGCGCTAACGGAGCGGGTTCCGACGGTTTCGAGATGGCCATTACGCATACCTCTCATTTTGCCGCGAAGAATAGCCCGGGCCACAAACTAAAAAAGGGGCGGTCTTTCCCGCCGTGTCATAGGTTACTCACTATCCCTAAAAGCACCAGCACAGTTTATAGCCCCGGTTGGGAAAGGCTAGGCACCTGGATTATCAGTTCCAGACCATAGTTATACTTTATCTTGTTCAACTGCAGAAGTCAACACTTTAATACGGTTAGTAGTAGTAGAAATATTAGCTATCAACTGACGATTATCTATAAGTACAGTCAAACTATCAATTACTTTTGATAGTGCATTAACAGATTGCATAAAAGCGCCCATAGTAACAACTTTAGATACATAAAAAGGCATAAGTACAATAAAAGGTAATAGAACAAAGGTTTGCCCTAAACCACTTTGTAAAAAGCTTAGTTTTTTAACCTCTTTATTGATGCTAGTGAAAGTGGAATGTATCTTAAGAAATGCCATAGGTACTTTTCTATATTTAGTCACTGCAACTCTAAATTCAGCTTCATTGGTCTCTTGTAATGACTGCAACTGTATCAACTTCTTTGTCATAATCTTTGTTAAATAAGTACCTATAATAACAGCAATCAATATACCTACACCAATATACCATTTAGTAAGTGTCATAATAACACCAAGAAATATAGGAAGTTTTACAATACTTCTAAGTACAGTTAACCAAAATTCACAAGATCTTTCCCCGAACAATTTCAAATCTTCTTGTATCCGCTGTCCTATGTTATCTACATTCTTCAATTTATCATAATTAATTAGAAAATGATCTGTAAGTTTTTCTCGTATAACAAATGCTAATTTGTTTGTATAGTAGGTAAGTATGCCTCCCACGAGTACGAGAAACCCGGCAATAGCTGAAAAAGTAGCTATACCCTTATAGATTAAGGGTACATTATAGTCTTGTATGCCTTGGTATATAAAACCATATTGAGCATTTAGGAAATATAGCCCTGCGATAGATATAGCTTCTAATAAAAGAACCAAGAATAATGTATTCCTGGTTCGCTTACCTTTTTTGAATGCTATATGGAATAGTCTCAAAGAGTCTCTTACCATAATAGCTCCTTTCTTTAGGTTACAGTAAAGGACATACCTTTACTTTTACTTCTACAAGACCAAAAAATCCTTGTACTAGCTTGGTTACTTCTTCTTTTTCAATAGAAGTTTCACATTTAACTTTAGCTACTGAATCTGCTGCTTTATTAGATAATATATCTTCAGAACCTAGCATCCAAAATTCAGGATCAATTTTAGCTCTGTAATCTTCCAAGGAAAGTTTAAGTCGTTTAGCAATCATAGTATCATATAACTTTTCAAGTTTTTCCATAAGAGTTACAGCAGCTTTAACTTGTTTTAAAGACCCTTCCATACCTGTAGAAATTTGATGAGACATAAGTACAGCATCTTCAGTAACAATTCGTGTAGGACAAGCTTGTAATATAACAAAAGCCATACTTATCGCTGTATTACCGATACAAACAATCTTTCTGTCTGTAGATTTAAGATAATCAACTAATTGTTTACCAGCAAATACACTTCCACCTGGGGATTGTAAGTAAATATAAAAAGTTTGTTTAGGGTCTGATTTAGATATTGCATCTAATGTTTGACCTATAGAAGTACCATTTACTTCACCTACTATAGATGTAAAATTAGTTTTAGTTAATACAATAGTATCATCTTTAGTTATTGCAAATACTGAAATAGTTATAGCACCTAAGAGCAGTACAATTCCTGCTATAATTACTAACAATTTATTACTCATCTATATCTCCTTAGAGCTTCACCCATTATATGGTGTACGGCACTTTCTAATAATTCCATACTACCATTATTGTTTATAATAAAATCAAAAAATGCATCTGGTGTTGAATCTAATGCAGTTTCAGAAATGTGATTAATATCCCTATTACCTGCACTATCTAACCTCAAATCATCTTGTCTTTTGATTCTGACCAAAATATAATTACGTTGTTTACATGCTTCGAATTCTTCAGGAAATCTCAAATCAGTAACTATATGGTTAATTTCTAGGGCATTCTCAAAGAATTTCTTTACCCAAAACTTATTCCCATATTTTTCTCTGTAATGTGAGCCTAAAAATTGAAGAACTTTGCCATCTTTTTCTTGTGGCAGGTCAAGTCTGTGCTGTACTGCATGCAAACAAGAATAGATAGGCCCAGCAAATTTAGCATCTGTTAATCCTAACCAAGGATATGATTCATTGGCTATTCTTAAAAATTCACTTTTGCCGGCACCTAATTTACCACTTATTGCTATTTTTATCATAATCGGCCTACCCAGTTGTGATTTTTATCTATTACCATGGGAATAAATACAGGTAGACCATTAATTATGATACCACATCCTAATACTGATTTTCCTGGGGTGAAGCGGCCATAGTCAAACGCATACTTTCTATCATCAATAAGTGCTCCGACGTTGAACCCATATATGAGGGATTTCTTATTTGCGTAGTAGAGTATTCCGGCGTGAGAGTGTAAGTGCCCAATAACTGTTGATTGCATGTTGGCCATAGCGGCTTTAAGGGCCCCTTGGCTACCACTTCTGCCAATACCGTGTTCAAAAATAATTCCATCAAATTCCCATTTGTCATTGATTTCCCATCCTTTTGGCATATCTAACATTTCTTCGTAAGACTTCATAAGACTTTCATCTATACCAACTTCAGCTGCTTTTTGAAATATACGAAGATCGTGATTACCCCAACATATGTACATCTTAGGAAATAGTTTCTTAAGAGGTTCTAATTGCTTAGAAGCTTCTTCCATTTCCTGTTTACCGCCATTACCTTTAGTAGAATTTTGATATCTACTAAAATGGTGTTGGTCAGCTAGATCACCTATTTGTACTACTATGTTGGGATTGAATTTTTTCTTGACTGCAGCTAGGAATTTTATGGCATCTTTGTGCATAAAAGGTACCTGTATATCTGGTATTACCAGTATAGTTGCCATAATTCCTCCTAAAGTTCAATAGTTAAGCCAATAAAGACTTGGCTAAATCTTACATTTGTACCTATATTTACAAGTACAGGTAAATCAAATACTCTTACACCGCCAATGATTTGAGTATCTAATACATTAAACCCTGGTTTAGTTATATCACTAAAAGAGATAGGATACAAAGCTTGTATAGTATATTTAGATAAAAACTTATCAACTTCTTGCTTAGTAACCGTTGTTTGTTCTTTACTTTTATCTATAATAGTACCTTTATCTGTTATATTCTCAGTTACAGTTATTTCGGTACCATCTTTCTTTTTAGTAACAATAGTACGATTTATTATTCTATCTTTATAAACTATGACATTTTTAGCCACTTCTTTAGTAATAATTTCAGTTTTAATAACTTCTTTAGGTTTTCTAGATAATAAAGTATATCCCGCACCTAATATCAAAGCTATAACAACACCATAAATTATATGGGTTTTATTATTCGTAATTGCCGGTATCATATATTTTTTTTTCCTTATTTCTTCGGTTTAATAAACCTTGTATCTTTATGCCCCCAGACATAGACCATTGCGGAAATTTATCCGATATAGATGAACCCCCATAAAATAGTTTACCTGTATTACTATTTATAAAATTTCCGTATCCAATATTATAAACAAGAGAAACAACAGCATCATATTGATTTTGAGTAACCTTATCCGGTATTTTACGTATATTTAAAGAAGAATCTAAGTTAGTTAGTAAAGAATCTAAAAATAATAATGCTTTATCCTGTGTAATAGTATCTCCTTCTTTTACGGGCACACCGTAAAGTGTAGTAAAACCATATCCAACAGTCCATTTATCATTAGCTAAAGGTTTATAAGCTGTTCCACGAAATCCTTCAACACTTGCAATAAAATCTCTAATCTTTTGTGAATGCTTCATCTAACTGCTCCTTAAGTGATTTAAGACTGTTAACTACAAATACTATTTGACCTCCAGCTCTTAGCATTTTATGCCAATACTCTTGGTCGGTTGATACTATTCCTCCATGTGATTTTTTATATTCAATCCAAATTACTTTACCTAATTTACGATTTATTGCTATACAATCTGGTATGCCTTTGCAGGGGTTAGTAGCATATCTTCCACCACCTAAAGGTATTCCACCTGTAAAAATAGTATTAGTTTCCCAGCCAGAATCCTTAAGATATTTGTTACAAATAGCAACAACTTGCTCTTCTGTAAGTTTCTTTTCAGTGGTTGTAACTACTTTTTTACCCACTGCTTTTTTGTTAATATAGTCGGATAGTTTGGTAGAATAATCAGTTTTTACAGGTATTTCAACTAGTTTCTTTTCGGACCGGATTTTAAGTTTAGATTTCTTCGATTTCTTCTTCTTCATTCCATTCAGCCTTTCCCAAGATGTATTTCTTATATCTTTCAGTAGCTTCCATAGCTTTTTTGCGACCAGATTCTATAAACTCAGGAGAAGACTTATACACAGCTACTTTAAAAGGTTCAATAGTATTTGCAACTATAAAATAATGCTTTTTTAGACCTGTAGCCTGAAGATACATATATGCTTGCATATCATAGTCACTATCTATAGCAGATTCTTTAAATTCAGTTGCTGTAGTGGCTTGGCTACTAGATTTTATCTCAAGAACAAAATCATCCCCCACTCCGTCTATCCTACCCTTAAAATCAACCCCGTTAATTTGAAAGATATAAGCTTTTTCAAATACACATTTATCTATTAACTTTACAGCCTGAGCATTGGAGTTAAAATTAGTCATTATTTGATTTAGCTTTGGCTCAAAGGATTTTGGCACTATAATTCCTTCATCTCCAGCAATAGCCCTAAAAGACTGCTCAAATTCAGCTATAGCTTCAGCATTCTTTTTAGTTTTAGATAACTCATTAAAAGCTACAAGATGGCGATTTCCTTGAATAAAATGATGTACACATGTTCCCATAAGAGTAGCAGCAGAGCCTTTAAATGGTTTTTCTTTATAATATTGAAAGATTTTGGGGGATTCTAGAATGTATTTAATACTCGAAAAGGATTCTATAGGTAAAGCTCGATATTCAGCTTCACTCAATTTGTCTAATTGTTTCTCCATCGATTACCTCACTTGGAGCTGTAATATCAAATTTAACAGGATGGAGATAAGTTTCTAATCTGACGCCATCATCATACAATACATATGAATTAGTTTCAGCTATTACTTTTCTACCATAAGCTATTTTATAATTAGTATAAGCATCTAAGATTTCAGAAGCTGGTACAGATTCTGGGTAGATATCCATAACAACTTCTTCACCAAAATTATTAAACCATTTGGCTATAAGGACGTTCATTTGCCACCTTTTGCAATTTCTTTATCTTTTCAACAACTTCAGTAAGTCCATCTTCTTCATAAGGTCTTATATCTAGGTCGGGAGGGGTACCTCATAAGCTAGACTCACTTTTACTTCGGTATTAGATTTACAGCTTGGGCATTTCATTATTCTTCTACCAATTCATTTACTTCAAATTGGTTAGCATACAAAGTTCTTCCATCTTTAGATTTAAATTTTTCTTTGCCCAGAAATGTAACTTCTAATGTAGTGCCGGGTTGAACCATAGATAATAACTTATTAAGCTGTCCTGCACTATTTAATTTAACAATTTCTTCGTCTTCTGTAACAAAAGTATGGATTGGTACTTCACTTTTTTTGTCATAGGAAGGAACTAATTCAGTACCTTGAAATGTACCTACTACAAGTGTATCTCCTGGTTTAGCTTCTGAGTATTTAACATAACGAACTGAACCAGAACCAATTTTTTTCTTAACTAATGTTGTCATAAAATTTCTCCTTTAGCGGCTATTATTAGCGGCCATTTATAATTTACCATTAAATTTATTAACTGTCAATTTCACAAGTGTCTATTTCATAGGAGATATATCCATCTTCAATATACACTTTTGCATCAAGATCCCTTAAACTATCTAGCATAATTTGCCCAAAATCGGCATCATCTAAGCCTTTATGATCTTCAGTAACTTTATCTATAATTGAGTATAATTTAGCTAGCTCTTTTTCAGCTGATTGAAGATTAAAAAAAGCTCTATGTACCCATTTAGTTTCTTCCCAGAATCCTGTACGACCTACAATTAGATAACATGTTCTGCTAGTCATAGTATAAACTCCTTCATTCACTAATAATAATTTCTTTCAAATTACCCTTCTCGTCCCATTTAAAGGCACAATAAAAACAAGAATAACCTTGAACTTTTTCAGACATTCCTTCACTTAAAACAGTGGATGAAATATCTTTATAGTAATCTACAGTTTTTAACTCATTTCGTTTCATAATTTCTTCTAGAAGTTCTTTATCTGTGTATTTTGATAAAGTCATAGTATAAACTCCTTTAATAATGTTTCCCGTGTTAAAATAGCATCTTCTAAAGAAGCACAACCAATTGATTTTCTTTGTTTATTAATGGTTAATCTTACATAATAAGTTCCATTTTGTAATCGAATGGCTGGTCCATATTTACTTGAATCTTTCCTATTTAATTGATTTTGTTGTGGAGTTACTTCTCTTAAATTATTCCATTTGTTATTAGCTCTATTTTTGTCAATATGATCTATAAATTTACCTTTTAAAGGTAATCTACCAACCATAAAGAAAAAAGCTAAATGAGTTGCCGGGTAACACTTCTTTTGATAGTTTATGTACAATCCTCCATCATTTTTATAGCATCCGGCAGGTATATTTTTTAATGTTGGTCTGTTACCACATTTTCTTTCTATCCATATAAATTCCCCAGTATCTGGATTATATTTAAGGTGTAAATGTATATCTTTCATTTTCCTCCTTTATCCCTAAAAAATCTTTTAATTTATTAATATCATTTAAAGATTTTTCTTCAACCCATATTTCATCTTTAGTAATGATTTTACTATCGATTCTCATATAAGTCTTAGATTCATTTAGAATCTGTTCAGTAGCCCAAAGCATTACTTCTTCTACTACATCTTTATCAATATCTGGATTATCGCTTATAACATACAATGCATCATGTAAACTGCACATAACTTTCAATCCCATCTCCCAACATCTTACCACTGCTTTTCTTGTAATAGAAGCACTATTTGCTTGTACAAGGAAATTCCTAACACTAGTCATGACTAAATTGTCATTAAAAAGAACCCAACCATCGTTAGTAATTAAAGGTTCTCCATTTTTGTAATCATTGGATATTTTATAAACCCAATCCCAATAGGTTCTATATGTGGTCTTATGGGCCTGTATAAGTTCAGCTGTCTTTTCATCAGACACTTCTTGACCAGAATCAAGTTTTAACTTTATTTTGAGTTTGTTATGCCCCATTCCAAATTGAAGACCCAAAACAGTACTCTTACATAACATTCTTTCGAGTTTATGCGAACTCTTAGTGGCACTTTGCGGCACCATACCTGCTTGTTTTGCAAACGCCAAATATACATCACCACTTTTATACGCATCAAGGAGATTTTGGTCTCCAGAAAGGATAGCCGCAACGTACACCTCCTGCTGACTAAAGTCACATCCTATTATAGAAGTACCGTTCTTAGGGGATATAATCGCCCTGAGCCATGACGACATTGCCAATGGGAACGTTTTAGCCTTAGCTGCATTGCGGCCCGTTTGCGTACCGAATATTCCATAATACGGCCTGACATTTTGGTCAGAACCAAGACGTTCAAAAAACCCATTTTTGTTATCCTTATTAAACCATTTTAGGGATGATTCAATTTTGTTGTATTTCCAGAGAGCTTCAAGTCCTCCCCAGTAACCCCAGGCTTCAAGTGTTTCTTTGTCCGACTTGAATTTACCTTTCTTTGTTCGCGGGAAATCATGGATATTAAGGTTCGCAACATAAGTTTGGTATGCTTCCATACTTTTTTTCTCAGGGGTCGGTTTGTAATGAAAAACTTTGCCAGACTTAAAGACTTTTGGAGGTCTTTGATGGGCAGCAATAAAATACGGGAAATGGTCATTTACTTCTCCTTTATGCATGTCTAATATTTCTGAAGTTTTATCAATAATCTTCTGAAGTAGCTGCATATTAATAGGTATACCTAATGTTTCGGATTTTGCTACCGCAACACTATATTTACCTCTTTCTAGTTGTGATTCTGTAAAATTTATTAGTCTATGGTTCCTTAATTCTTTACAAATTTTGTAATATATTGGTATAAGATACTTTGCATCAGAAGCACAATAATCGAGTATTGCTTCCATATTATCTTTAATGCGTTGAATATCTTTTGAAAGAATCAAATCTCTCATAGTTTCTTTTTCAACTGCATCAAGTCTAACACCAAGTAACTTATATGCACAATTTATAAGATTTTTAGGTACTTCACTATGATCTTCAGTATCCTCTTCTTTATCTTCTTCTGTCATATTAGGATCTGGTGGAGTGCTGTATCTTAATTCACCAGAGTCACCAATGTAGTTACCATAGCTAAATTTATTATTAGAATTACAAAGCATTATAAATTCTACGTATAAATCTATCCAATTAAACTCAAAAGGATCATAACCTAACGATATTAAAGATCTAGCTTCAGCCATAGCTGCATATGCTATTAAAGTAGAATGGCTATTACGTATTTCATTTAAATGAATTTTAAAATATTCTCTATCTTTTTCATCTAGTAGATTGAATTTAAATACAGTATCCTCGGAACCATAGTCTAACACAGCAGCCACTAGATCTAATTTTTCCTCCTGAGAATTAAAATATTCAAAGTCAATTCCTACTACATTCATATGAACATTTATCCTTTTTTAGTGAGTTTTTTAATATGAAACAGTGCAATCAGAATTTACTTGAAATGTACATGCTAAACCGGTAGCAGTTGATACGTAAGTTCCAGGTACAATCTCCGCAAGCCATGCATTTTGATGATCGTAATACACTCCAAAGAGTCTATTTCCAATGCATAACCCAAATTCTGGGAAGTGTCCGTATGTGGTAGAGCCTTGTAAAGGGCAGAACTGAACAGCTCCAACAACTGTCCCCGGATCACCTTTCGGACCTTGTAATCCTTGATCACCTTTAGGACCTGCTGGACCGGGAGCTCCGGTTTGTCCAATTGGTCCTTGTAATCCTGCGGGTCCTTGAGGACCAGTAGCTCCTGTAGCTCCTGTATCGCCCTTAGCGCCATTTTGTCCTTGTATTCCAGCATCGCCTTTATCTCCTTTGGGACCTTGCCCACAAGCAACGAACATTGCTAATAAAAACGTTAAAGTAGCCACGAACACTATTAATAAAATTAAGTTTCGCATAAGATGTTCCTTCATGTATTGCTTGGTAAATTTCACACAATCTATTAGTAGAGGATTCATATCTAAAAGGTCTAACAGACCAAATGCGATTACGAACTAACTGTAAATAATCTTCAGCAGCTCTTATTTGAATTTGTCTGTAATATTCTTCATCCATATTAACCTCCTAATATAGAAAGGATTTTACCTGTAGGAAACTCATCCAGAATTTGTTCTGAAAGAGATTGAAGGTCTTCAGCATAAAAGGCCTTCTTTACTATCTTACCTGATTTTAATTGAACTTCAACCATAAATTTCATATACATTCTCCTTAATGTAAGTTACCGTCTTTATTGACGTCTTCAAACTTAGGTAAAACTTCTTCCATTTGTTTAGCATATAATTCATTATATTTTTCAACAGCTTTTTGTGGCTGATAAAAATGAATTTCATGTTCTGAATAAAAATCGGCTGTATTGTGTATAGTTTTAAATACTTTTATTGTTTTACTTATAACAAATTCTATTGGTCTATAGATAACGAGAAATAATGCTAAAAGTATAAGAGTTTCAAAATAAATAGCCGTTTTCTTTAAAAACATAAATCACCCTAATTTCTGATATCTATAAGACATCCTAATATTGTAATAAAAAAAGGAACCTGCAGATGTTGCAAATTCCCATAAGTCTACTGTAGCTTGTGGTACTTTTTCATAGCTATATGTATGCCCTGATTTAAAAGAAACCAAAAGATATTGTTTAGTTGGCCAATATGCAGCTTGTTGTATAGTACTACTAGCTTGTAATTCAACTTGTTTTGAGTTTTCTTTATCAGGTGGTGGTGTGGGGTCTCCTCCTCGTCTTCCACCTACGGGTGTTGTATTAAGTTGTTTAAGTAATGCATCTGACATTTCATATGCTTTAGCTAAACTATCTTTTCCAAAAGAAATTCTGTCATCTTGAAATGAAGCTCTGTTTACTTTATGACCTTCTTTTTCAAAAAGTGCTTGTAATTCATCTAATATAGATTCGTAAGTTCTTGTATTTTTAGCCATAAATACCTCAATAAGTTATATCATCCCAATTTTGCCAACCAGAAAAATCAGAATGGTTATTACGGTATTTTCGCTTAGTTCTGCATGAATCACAAGTCAATCTAAACTTTTTAGAAGTTTTTCTTTTTTTCCCACAATCTCTGCAGGTTATAACATGATAATTTTCAGGTTCCTCAGCATCTGGATGATCTACTCTATCTTTCTCATCAACTGTGTATTTGTTTGCCATTTTCCTGTTCTCCCATAAGTTTTATCAACCTTTTAGTGGGTTTTGGTATAAGTCCGTAAAATCTATACGGTGTATTTATATATTTCTTTTGTACTGCTTTATATGCTTGAGATTCGGAAGTGTATTCAGTATCCTTTTCTATAATAATTTCTGTAGTATCTAGATTATAAAGTATTGCTACATATTTTTTACTCATAAACTATATAATCCAATCTGTATCTACAATCTTGCAAAGGCCTTAGTGATACTAATCCGGGGCATATTTTTTCAAAATAATCATATGTAAAATAGAAACTTTTATTTTTTAAATTTATATTTTTTATAACTATTGACATTCTTTTAGGGTTGACCATGATTTTAAACCTCGCTTGTTATACACATAAATAGCACAACCAATATTGGAATGCGCATCTAGTAAATGTTTTGGTGACATTCCACATTCTTTTAACCATATTTGATTAATCTGAAATAAACCATAATCCTTAGTCTTATTCCTATTTTTAGCATGGTTTATAGCTTTAGGGTTAAGGTTTGATTCTGCTTTAGCTATGCAGACTAGTTTACCTGCATCCTTTGCCGGTATACCTGAATAAAATAAAATTGTGAATAAAGTTATGGTGTCCATATTAGCTTCCTTTTTTCTGTTGAGATTCTTTAAATCTCTTTATCACTCCTTCATTATGAGCTTTTCTAGCCTCTACTTTTTGTTTGTGAATATAGAAATTTACAACATCTTGGTAAGTTTTTTTAGTTCCGGCCCACCAACCCAATGGCATTGCTGTATCTGTATTAAATTTTTTATATCTTTCAAATCTATAGGTAGAAAGATAGGTAACTTTGTCATTAAATACGTCTTTCCAATACTTATTGATAAGTTCATTAATATTCATTTGTTTGACTCCTCTAATGCTTTTAAATAAGCTTCATGAGCTTTTTGTTCAGTATCAAAACAGCCTAAATGTTTTTTCTTTCCATTAAAAGTAATAAAAGATTGCCAATTATTAAATTTTTTATTATAGTGTGTTCCTAATAATTTTCCTTGCCTATGCTCAATTCTATTTTGACAATTTTCCTTTTGTGAAACGTTTCTTAAATTATTAATTCTGTTATCACTTTTAATACCATTAATATGGTCTACAATTCCCTGCGGCCAATATCCATAATAAAGAAGCCAAGCAATTTTATGAGCATAATACGATTTACCATTGTATTTTAATCTTATATAACCATCGGCTCTTACATGACCTACTTCATCATTTTCTTTAATCTTTTTTCGTCCATAGATCCAATACAATTTGCCTGTTTCAGGTTCATATTTTATATGATTATTTATATCATCCATCATATTATTTTTCCATTTATTCCATATTTTTCAAATTTTATAAGGCCATTATTATAGAAAATGTAAAGAGTATCGTTGTATGTTACTTCTTCACCTTCATATAAATGACCGGTAATCTCAACTATATCATATTCATGCTCTTCATCAAAACTATAATAACCTTCGACGGTTACAGATTTTTGATTAATTGTTTTGATTGGGAAACTTGCAAAATCTTTAGAATCTATCTTGTAGACTACAGATCTTTCACCATTTCTAAACTTAACTTTGGAACCAACTTTAAATTTAGTTTTCATTCGTAAAGCTCCGGTATAAGTGTTCTGATTTCTTCTAATATTGTTTCAGTTTCGATAGAAACATTTTCATGTTTTAATTTTGAACGTATAAATTGGTGTATATCAAACAGAGCTGAATAATAGTCATGAGCTTTTAAATAAGTTTTTAAATCTTCATGTTCTTCTGGTAAATCAAATTTTAATATTACTTTCATTTTGTTACCTTTTCTAAATAGTCTAAATCAATGTCTGTTGAATCTGGGATCATTTTCCAAGGACAAGCATAAATATAAACCACAGCTAGGTTTTCAGGTTTAAGATGTGTAATTGTTCCATAGCAACCTTTATATTGGCCGTCTGTAACTTGTACAGCATCCGACACTCTAAGTTTTTTAATTACATTTGTAACTGTGGCAGTAGTAGTAGTTTCAGCAGCAACAGCTTTTTCAGCAATCTTATCAAAATGGAATTGACCGATAATTGTTAACCCTATAAGTAAAGCAATAGCTAATAAAATTGCTAGAGTTTTCATTTGGTTGTCTCCTTTTTAGAACATTCAACATATGTTCTAGGTTCACCGTTATAGTTTTCTTTGATAGTTAACTTATTAATCTCAAGATCAGCCATAAGACAGCGTTCTTCAACTCCATGATGCTGTGGGGTAATGCAACTATGAAAGAATATTACGACTAATAATTTAAGTCTTTTTTAGGCCTTTCATTTTTCTTCTCCTGATTTTTTATATATTCTCTAAGTTTTTCTTGGCATTTTGTATCTAAATATTCAAATGCTTTTTCAAGCAATATTGGATCAGATATACCTGTTGTTTCAGCTTTAATTGTGTATTCAGCTACCATATCTTGAAACTCTTGTGATTCAACCATTTCATCATGGAATTTCTGTATAATTTTTTGTAATTTAGCTCTTGGTATCATTTAAATTTTCCTTTCATATTTCTTTCTATTCTTTCCATTCTCTCACGTCTGTTTTTCATTATATCTTTTATTTCTTTATCTAAATCTTCGTCATCATATAATTTTTGTACTCTTAAAGCCACATAAGTTATAATAACTAATAACATTAATAATATTGCAAAAAACATAAAGCCTCCTTATTCGTGTATTTCAATTAATTGTAAAGTTTTAGTTTCTATTAATTTTTGAATTCGATCTTTAATAGATTCATCGCAAGTGTCAAGAATCCAACGTAATGTAGTAATTTCTTGTTGTAATTTTTGTGTTTGGGATTGCATATTAAACTCCTACTTTCTTTTTTAAGATTGTTACTGCTAAAGCATAAGATAATGCTCTAGCTTCTTCTTTACCGTCTTTCTCTATAAGGAAGAGCTCGAGACCAAAAACTTTAGTGCTTCTTATGGTAAACATATGAACCTCCAGTTAGTGACTCGAGCCAATGTGGCAGGAGTTTGTTGAGGATATGATGGTGTGAACTCATCAGTAGCAGCATAACTGCTAGACTGGCAGTGCCCCTTCAAGTGCATCGAACTTAATCGTGTTTGTACAGTTGTTGCCAGTTTCGTTCTTTCACTGAGGCCCTCGCAGAGTTATGGCTCCAACACCATCGCGGTCTTTCGGCGGTCAGCGGGTCGGATGTAGATTTTTAGTCTTAATCCTTCCTTACTTTTATTATCGCCCATCTGATTTCAAAAATCAAGTATTTTTTTCATTTTCTTTTTTTATTTTTTCAAGCTTCATTTTTAATGCCATAGTCTCTTGATCTAATTCAACTTTTTGTTTACGTAAACCGTCAAATATTTTTTTAAGGTACATGTTGGTTGCAAGAATCAAATCAGTTTTATCTAAAATTCTACCAGGAAGTTCTTGTTTCATTATGATTTTCCTTCACTATTTCGGTCTTGTATTATTTTTTCGTATCTTCTAAGTCTTTCTTCACGTTCGTTAGGTTGTATATCTTCTTGTTTTACAAGGTTATTTAATCCTTTTATTCTCTTGTTTTCAATTATACAGCCTTTCTTCTCTAAGAAATCTAAGAAAGAAGTCTCATAAAAATCTTGTTTATTTTTGCACATATCTTTACAAGTACTTATAAACAAACCTCTTTCAATTTCCGTAGTTTCAGCTGTTACAGATAATTTTTTAATGGTTTTTTCAAGTGCTTCAGAATATAAATAATCTTGTAATACATCTTCTAAAGATTCCATAAGTTCTTGATGATTGGAAGGTTCTTTAAGCATATCTCCAGGTGTTCTAAGTTGTTTATAACATTGTCTGCAGTAATTTAAAAATTCATTTGGAGTAGATTTTATTTCAGTCTCATATTTTGATACTTCCATTCTTTCATCATTAGATAATCCATGATGTCTAACGTTAAAGAATCTAAGCCTATCTATTTCAAAATCTTTTCCGGATATTTTTGGAGGTACGTTGGCATCTACAAGGATTGTTCCTAAGATTCTTCCTGTAAAACTTGTTTTGCCTTTCTCTTCTAGTTTGAGTGGGCTGTTTCCGGTCATAGCTTTGACTATGCTTGAAGATACAAGTCTAGCCTTATCATTCTCGGGGACGGTTATAAACGACTTGCCATAAAGTGGGAATAGTGAAAATCTAGAATCTTTTTCTAAAGTCTCATTTGAAGATAACGAACCTATCATGTTTATAAACGCTGACTTACCTTCACGGCCTTTTTTACCGTATAGATAGCAAATGTATGGCCATTTCTTACCTGTAAGTTGTCCCCAAATGATTGCACAAAGATGCTCATGGTTTTCCACACGTTTAAGAAACTCTTGAAGATATGGATTTAAGTCAGTAAAAGTTACATCTTTTTGTGAAAATGGGATCTTTTTAAGAGATACAACGTCACAACCTTCTACAGTTGCTGGGTGTAAATCTTCTACTTCTATGTTTATTCTAGGTAGATTAATTTCAGGTTTAAGAAGATTTATACAAAGTTGTATACACTCTAAAGCCGTAACTTTCATTGGAGATTTAGGATTAATGTATTTAGGAAGTTCTGACACTATTTGTTCATATAATTCCGGTTCTGTCGTAGCTAAAAATGTAGAAAGATACTTAGCAGTTAAGATTTCAAGTTTACCTAGTATTGTTATACCTTTATCAGATTCATGTACTATTAAATCTTTTTGAGGTGATCTATAGACCTTTATATTTTTAAAAGGATTTATAGATTTACAAGCATCTAAAGCTAAATCGTCTAAATTTACCTCTTCTTTTACAAAGTTATCAGCTTTTCGTTTAGCTTCTTCCATAATTTTAACAGCTTCTTTACGAGAAAGTGAATCATCTTTAAGAGTTATCCTAGATATTATTTCTTCGTCTGTTAAAGGCCAAGGTCTACCTGCTCCTGAAAGTCGTTCACAATATTGACCTTTTGAGTTTTTTATAAGTTCTATCATGGTTTGTCTCCGTCCTAGAGGCACCATCGCCTCATAACCAGTATCGGTTAGTTGGTTTCTTAAGTCAAGAACTTTTTAAAATATATGAATTTCATTTTTCTAAAATAATTATAATTAAAATAATTATTTTTTATAAAAAGAGAAGTATATAATATTTTTAAAGTTACATAGTATAGGATACTAAGCTAAACTTACAATCTATACTATACAGTTTTTAAATAATATGTATTTCTTTTTTCTAAAATAATTATAATTAAATTTAATTATTTTTATAAAAAAAGAAGTATATAATATTTTAAAGTGTATAAGTATA